TCAACATGCTCTTGCTTTTGAGTGTCCATAACCATCTTGTGTTGTTCTCTCATAATGTCTAGCTCAAGCTGCCCCTCCATAACACTGACTTGTCTTGACGTAATATCCGCATTGAACTCAAGCTGTTGCTGCTGTTTTAAACCCTCTTCCTGCTGCGATTGCTGCTGCTGTTGCTGCATCTGCTGGAACTCAGGACTGTTTGGATTGAACAAGAACATGTCCGTTGATTTAATGTTCAGCAGCTCAAAGGCTCTACTGAGCATTGCGTGACGCTGTTGCGTGCCATACATGCCACCAAGAGACGGGTCTTGCGGGTTCATCGTAAATTGCTGATCTAAACTCAGCAGTAACTGAGCCTCTTGCGCTTGCTCTTCAGGTGTTAACGCAACCGCCACAGACATCTCAGTGCGATCACCTAAGAATTGCGGATTAATAGGAACAAACTGACCGTCTAACTGAACCATCTTTTCTTGCTTCTCATTTTCTAAAGCAAGCTTGTAAAGATCGAACATCAACGGCTTCAAGAAGTTCTCTGCCAGATTTCTGCACATGACCATTATTCGACGGTTACTGGCATTCATAAACTGGGTGATTAAGTCAGAGCTGTTCTGCTTGCTAACAACAGTGCTGTCCATGCCGCGGGCCATACGGCTCATACCACTACGCGCTTCCTTCTCAACCTCTAAGGCTTCCATCGCCTGAAACACACCGCCCGATAAACTTGGCATGGGCATAGGACGCACGACAGATTCAGGGTTTGGCGAATTCACATCAATAACAGCGCCGACCCGGTTATCAATTAAATCCCTGGGATTCTTAACCAGCGACAAGTTCGCCACAAATCGTGAGGTGTTAGTCATAAAGGTGTGATCTACCACGCCACGCTTCAAGCTAGACTGCGTCTTCTGGATATCACATAACACATCGGCAAGGCTCATACCGTAAAAGCGGTGAGGTAAAGGGAATGGCGTGAAGTATCGGAACGGCTTCTCGCTCACCATCTCAACATCAAGTAAGGTTGTGCGGCTGTGAAGCACCTTTAAATAGACACACTTCTTTAGGTCAGAGCGATACTTTTTAAGGTACGACTCATAAATAGTGACGTACTCTCTATCGTTGTCAGACTCAAACCCGTCATCGCTTCCAAACTCATCCACCGAGTCACGCGCTATTCTGCCCTCATCGTTTAGATTATCTTCGCTTAACTTCTCAACAATCTCAGGGTCATACCCCTCACTTAACAGCTCACCGCGTGTGCGGCTTGTGCGGTGTGAGCAAAAGTCAGCATCATCCTCACCAGTGGCACGCGGTGTGATTAAAAAGTCTTCAGGCGGTATCGACTCAATGCACACCTTTGACTTGTCAATCTTCCGCGCAATCTCACCGCTGTACATGACCTGTTGAATGGCAATAGGCTGTCCGGTTTGCGGATCTTGCACTTGAGCCATAACAGCCTCTTCCGCAATCTCCATGATCGTCACAGCAGGATCGGACGCCAGCATAGAAAAACTAGCCTCATCCAAACCCTCAAACGTCTCTTCCTCATACTCGTAATAGTTTTTATAGTACCGCTTAACTATTCCGGTCTTAGCTACCAGCGCATCGTGAATCACATCGTGCAGAATTTTTGAGCCTTTGTTCTCTCTATAGAAGATGTAGTTAGTCAGTGCGGTTGCCATCTTTGCTGGCACAAAGTCCTCTGAGGTTTGCGGATCAAACCGACACACGTTGCGGTCAGCGGTGAACGTCTCCATGATCATCGCTTTGACTGACTCAACCGCGTCAAAAACGTCCATAGAAACGTGCTGTGAGCGTCCGGGTCTCTCGTTCCCCATCGGCTTACCGTAGTAATACCGATAGCCTCTATCCCGCTGCTCACCTATCTCACTTTCAGCGTATGAGTCTGCGGCGCTGATGCTGTTCTCAAGCGTCGCTATAAGTTCTCTTTCGTCAATATCAGTAGTTATATTCATAACTGGTGTGGTTACCTCGACCTGTTGTCATTTGTTCACGCTCGGCTTGGTTCTGCCCAAAGCGTGTAACTGAGATGGCTGCATAACGCGTTGCGTCTATCAAATCGTCATGTTCCTTATGTATCTTTCCTTTTTTCCGGTGATACCGCCGAAACTCCTCAAACCAAGGAGCCAAATTATTGAACACCTGTAAGCGCCCAGTTCTGAATCTCTCTAACATCTCCATCAATCCGGGCTCAACGTAGTTAGTGCCGTCAGCATTTGTGAACCGCCCGATCATCAACACCCCCGCCTCTAAATACATCTCAGCCAAGGTGCGACCACTACCCTTCTCAGTGTTGTCACCGTCATGCGGATAAATAACAGGGATGTCCTTGCCACGACTCTTTATCACCGTGGCATGTACTGCGGGTATCTCGCCCTCCTTCTTATAGGCGTCATACACATAAATAGTATCGTTATCAGGGTTATAGGCCGTCCACACACAAGTAGTGGGGTGCGTTATCCCAAAGTCCACCGCCGCCAGCTTCTTATAATGCGCGGGTATCTCAAACGGCTCACACTGGATAACCTCTTCGGCTATGGGGAATACCATGCCCTCGCCAAGAACCGGAATACCTTTACTCCGCATATCCCTCTGGTATTCAGGAATGGCGGCCAATAACTGCTTACGCACATCCTTATCAAGATGCGGTGCATCCTCCCATGTAACATTCTTTAGGTACTGCCCCTGAACCGGGTGATCCATAAATTGGGACACCAACTCGGTCATCCCGTTCTCAGGGGTTAAAGTACCGACGAGGTAACCACCCTTTCCGTCATTACCTGTCGCTGTTCGCGTTAGACATTGTGGGTATATTGCGGTGTCGGTTGGTTCCTCGTCGATCCAGATATAGTCCTGACTCGATCCCATAAGGACATGCTGACCCTGAGTGTAGGACTTGAAACTTACAGTGGAGGTGTTACCAGTGGCATACCTTACAGCCACATCCCTTGGGAGCCTTGGCGTACCCATAGCCGGTGTGACTTGATAGATAAGCCTTTGCGGTATCAGTCCAGAGCCATCAAACTTACCCTCTCCAAGATAGGTGCCAATCAACTCCTTCACAATTACATCGCGAAGCTGCTCACCAGAAACACCCAAGCACCAAATCTTAGTCGGTCGGGTAAATCTAATACCCTCCCACCAATCGGGATATAAGCCTGTTAAATGGTATGCAACCTCTGCTGCTTGAGAAGCCGTTTTGCCTACGCGGTTTGCAGCCATAAGCATTCTCTGCTTATTGGTCTTGCCAGCCTTGTAAAATTCTTCTTGCCACTCATAGGGCCGGAAATAAGCTAGACGGTTTTGAGCTTTGTGGACTTTTACTATACGAATGGCTTCCGCTATTTTTTCCGCCTTATTTTTTTGTGAGGCGGTGAGCTTTGAAGCCGGTTTTTTTGAAGTCTTTCTCTCAGACGCTTTTGCCATTATTTACGCCCTATATGTAACGATATATGCGGGGGTGTACCACCCCAGGCGGGAGTCCCAATTTTGCGAAACGACCTCAAAACCGCACAACCTGACAGGCTAGTGTGCCGAGGGCTGTACCAAATTCGTGCAAGCCATTGATATACAACACTATTCATCTTATCAAGCATAAGATAGCTTACAGGCTCGACGGGTCAACGCCCGCATCTTTCAAAGCCTGTAAGGCGCTATCGATATCGTGCGTTACCTCTATACCGCCGCTAACGTGAGCGTCTACTTCGGTGCGGTCTCGCCATCCGCCTCGATTCTTTAGATAGAATATCTGCGCTGATGTGTTGGGCTTGTCAGCCGTTGCGGATTCAAACAGGGAATTAGTGACAGCCGAGATGCCCGCTTGCTTCCCAGCCTTTAAGGTACTGCCGAATGTGTCATCGTCACGCTTACGGCGTGCAATAGTTGATACTGATATTCCTAGACTGACTGCTATCTGTTCTTCTGAAAGCCCTATCTTTGCTAGGTTATACAGCTCTTTATAATCAATGGGCTTTGTGTTCGCCAATGGTGCTACTCCTCATTACCGCGTGAATGAGGCCGATTATATCGCAATACAACCTATTGTTGTGTGTCCGATACTCTGTTGTCTAGATTGGTTGACCTAAATACAACCATAGGTTGACTATACAACGTGCAGTGTGAGACTATTACACCTCATTCACATATATAGGTAAGTAGTTATGTACATAGAACCCATCAACAAAAAGTATGCTTCGCTAGTGCGTCGCTATCTTGTGGCAGATCGTAAGCTTGTAGAAACCGAGGATGCATTGACAGCATTCAACGATTCAATTTTCGACGATGCCAAGCTATACAAAGCCGAAACCAAGAAAGAAAACACACTTAATAGGCTAATTGATAAGTGCTATTCAATTTGGGATGAATTGCCCAAGCGCGAGCAACAAAACATCGACCGACAATATAAAAATCACTTTGGCTATGGTTGCCAATTGGGGGCGCTCTAATGAATATTGATGATGGTAACAAATGTACCACGACAACGGCTGATTGGCCTTTGGAGGACGTTACTAATTGGGCTTGTATACCTCATGGTGACGGACATGTTGATCTTAATTTCTTTTATCAGGAGGATAGCGATTATAACCCCACCGGCAAAATTGTAATGGTCGTCTATCAGGCTTCTGACGATGGCTCACAAACGAACTGCGGTGACCCAGAGACATGGCGAGTATTTGACTTAGTAGAGAGACCAAAGGAGGTGACGAGTAAGTAAATCAAGCGCCTTTAATTGAGGGCGTTTTTTTGTACTTATTTACAACTAAAAGTAGGGGTCACAACAATGCGTTATTTATCAGCCAATAAGTCAAAGCCGGTTGGGTTGTCAAAAACTCGCGGCTTTATTATGTGGGAGGGCCCAAGCGTTTTGGACGGTGAGCCCATCGCAATAATTGCAACTATGAACACTAGCAATAAAAAAACTGGTGACATGGTGCAAACTTGGATTATCAGAACCGATATCAATCCGGTTGAAGCTTCCAAGGTCGGCGCGGATGTTTCTATCTGTGGCAACTGCCCACACCGACACTTCAACAAAGGCGCTTGTTATGTAAATATTGGTCAAGCACCCAACGCGGTATATAAAGGATATAAGCGCGGTATCTATCCGGCCTTTGATCTCAATCAACATGCGGCTCACTTCGCCGGTAGAATGATAAGGTTAGGCGCTTATGGTGATCCGGCGGCGATTCCGTTTGATGTCGCATCATCGATTGCATTACTGGGGTCGGGGCACACTGGATACACTCATCAAGCCTCACACAAAAACTTCGACAATCGTTTTATGTCGCTCTGCATGGTTTCTGCCGATTCACCAAAACAGGCGCTTAAATATCAGGCACAAGGCGCAAAAACTTTCCGCGTCGCGATGGTCGGGGACGCCCTTTTTGATTCAGAGATTGAATGCTTGTCGGATTCCAAGGGTATTCAATGCATCGATTGCGGTCTATGTGATGGCGTGAAAAAGAATATAGCTATCACGGTTCACGGGTCGCGATCCAATAATTTCAAATCTAATCTTATAGCGGTCGGAGGGTAAAAAAGTTCGGCAGCTTAACTTTCTGCAGCTTAAAGTTCGGCAGCTTAAAGTTCGGCAGCTTCATTTTGTCGCGGTGTCGCGGTCGGTTTGTCGCGGTTTATTTGTCGCGGTGTCGCGGTTGATTTGTCGCGGTTGATTTGTCGCGGTGTCGCGGTGTCGCGGTTAGTTTAGTTTACCTTGACCACCTCAAACCCTTACCGGCTCTACGTTTCAGAGCATTTCAGCTCCATGGTCAAGGATAGATCAAATTCTCAATTCTATCCTTGACCACCCCAAACCCGCACCGGCTCTACGTTTCAGAGCATTTTAACAAAAAAGGTCAAGGGTCAAGGTAAAATCCAACAAAACCAGTAGGATTTAAAAACACTATTTTTAGGTTTTTTTTTCCTACTGACTTTATATCTATTTACCTTGACCATTAAAGAAAAAGAGTATAAATAAGTAATAAAGTATAATAAAATCAATGACTTAAGGTGGTCAAGGTTAACATTTTCTATCCTTGACCTTACCTTGACCTTTTGGCCTATCCTTGACCACTTCAAAACCTCACCGCCTTACACCTTCAAATCATCCCCGGCTATCAATCCTAAAAACACCAGTACAAACACACAGACAAACAACATTACACACCTCACAAGTTAATGGGCGTGCATTGTAATAAGTGGTAAGGACACAACGAAATGATATAAGGCTATGAGGGTTATGCGGTGAGCGGTTAGATATATTCGTCTAAGAAGTCGCGCTTGAGAAGTTCAACAGCACCAATAACACCTGTCACTGGTATGCCATCACTATGCCAAGAGTTGGACACTTGCCCTTCACTGTCGATGGCAACGACCGCAAAGGCTTTGATGTTGTTATGCATGGAGTATTCGCAAAAGTCGGAGAGGGAATCAAGAAGAGCCTGAGAGGTTCGATCGCTCACAGGCTCTTGGGCTTTACTCTTGACCTTTGATATATCGACGATTTTCAAGTTCTCTCCTCAATACGAAGTCGCGTTGTTTATCAAGAAACATCATGAAAGCGCCGCAAAAGAAAAAGGGTAACAAAGTTAACACTATTGCACCTAGTAACTGATCCATATTAGTACCTCCTCTGGTTTAGTATACCACTGTTGGTTGTATCTCTGGACACACTGACGCCCGACATAATGCCAGCGATGCGCCCCTTGACGACTTCTCTAAGCTCACCGCGCTTGTAGCGGTACATTTGCAGCATCTCATCGTTATCACGCTGCTTGCGTTCGAGCTGATGGATCAGCTCATCAAGTTCAAATAGATTCATTCGACTACCCTCACAGCTTCATAGGCAAACGCGTTGTTAATCATTGCCTCCTCTAAGGTTCCAACACCACCACTGATGATGTAGCTACGGACAAAAGACCGCATATCCTCATCGGTTGCATCCAGACTCTCTTGGAACCGATAAACCTCATCGGCATCCACTTCCACGGTAAACGCTATTCGTATTTTCATCACTCTATTCCTCATCACTTTAGTTATGCCCCCGAAGGGGCTGGGTGTTTGCTTAAGCCGAGAGTCTCTGCATAACCATATCAGCTCGAACATTAGACAAGTGTTCAATCTGAGCTTCGTACTTCTCGATCTGCAAATCTACTATAGCTAATGCTTTTTCGTTTCGTAGGTTGTTACAACGCTCTTTGCCCCAATACTCGACCATATTCTTAGCTAATAGTATGTGTGTAGTTATTGTGTTCATTTTGTAGCCCCTTGGTTAGTGCCATCCCCTTGATGACGAAGTCATTATCTCATTTATATGTTGTATCGTCAACCATAGGTTGTATTTATAACTAAAAAAAACCCCTAAGCCGTGAAGCTTAGAGGCAAAGAGAGTATCGACTAAGGGGATTTGCCGAACTCTTAGGGGTTAGTCTTCACAAGTGTCGCAATACGCCGGGTTAAACTCTTCCACATCCTCACCGCCGCACCGCCCACACTCTAAATATATAAAATTGCGTGCTACATATTGGTCGCCCATTGGCTCCCAGTTCTTCTCAATAATCTCGTGAACCTCGCTCTCATCGATCACGCCGCACCGCTCACACTTGTATCTCGTCATAGCCTTAGCTCCAAATATCTTGTCAAAATTGTCGTAAAACGCTGCCGCTGTCGGGCGCTGCTTGCTACCTTTACCCATTACTTCCACCTCGAATGCTTCTGAACGCCACCGCAGTTAGCGCACTTAACTTCAACGACATTGGGTCGAATGACGTAGGCGCAATGACAATGTTTTGTGCCTTTGACTGCTGTTAATGCACGTTTGAATGCACATTTAAATAGGTATTTCAATCTACGCATCACCTGTCTCCCAAATATCGTCGAATACGTCTTCTGTTTTGCTCTCATCGAACTCTGCCCAATCGACCTTTAAGCCGTTACTGGCATCAAAGATAAAGCGGGCTGACTCTAACGGCGCTATGTTTATAAATCGCACACGGTTCTCACCCATGCGGGCATATTTACCCTGCTCGAACATATTTGCGTAACTGTTTAATTTGCGCCAAAACCCCACCTCTTTTATCGGAGACTCGTACTTGCTCCGAAGCGTTGAGCAATAGATGTCATACACCTCAGACTTCTGCGACTCACTGCCAAACATGACGCAATTACCAGCGACTCTACTTTCTCGCAGCTCACCACTCATCAAGCAGTTGAATAGCCACTGATCAACGGTGTCCAGCGCCTCCAGTTTCTGGTCTTGTAGAGCATCGGTCTGCGGCACTAGCCTTAGGTTGGTAGTGGATAGGTCAAAGGTTTTGAGGTAATCAAGTAATGCGCCCGCACCGCCCGTGTTGTACCAGCGGTCAAGTTCAGAGAAATATTTAGAGTCTTGCTTTCTGTCAATACCGACATCAAATACAGCAAAGCGCCGCTCATCCAGACTAGCCGGAACGACGAACTCCTCATTACTGGTGAAGAGAATGCGCGTGTAGTTTGGCGCGGTGTAAGCATCAACGCCTTTGCGCTCAATGGTGATCTCCGGGTTTGTTAGTAAGTCTTTCAGCGCACCCTCACTGGCTTTGGCTCCAGCCCAGTACGCTTCGTCGGCTTGTAGCAGTAACGTGTCCTCAAGGTGGCGGTTAAAGTTACCCGTAACATGCTCTGCCCGTGACACGATCTTGTGGTGAGCCTTGAACAGACCACCTAACAGCTCACCGAACTTAGTCTTACCAGTGCCTTTTCGGCCTCTAAGCACTAGACCCACACCTATCTTGTCCATCGGATGCTGAACCATCTGAGCCGCCCAGCTTATGATGTAATTAGCGTGTATCTGATTATTATCAGCCACCACTGTGGTGACGAAATCTAACCAGGGATCGACATCACCCTTCGCCTGGATAAAGCTCCACCCCCGCCATAAGTTGTATCGATCAAGAATCTCCATGTCAGGAGCAAAGGACAGCCCAGCCGCATAGGTTCTTCGGTCTGGATG